AACTCCGCGATTTCCCGGTCGAACTGGTTGTGCAGCAGGGCAATGGTCTGGCCTTCGACACCCACGGCACCCGTCCGGGCCCTCATGGTCGCTCCGGCTTCCTTGGCGTTGCGGGAGATGTTCTCCAGTTCAAGACGGGTAGCAGCGGCCTGCTCGATGTCCCGGCTTGCCAGTTGGTCGATCTGGAGACCGAGGTCCCGGGTGACTGCCTCGACGTTCTGCTCGTAGGCCCGGTTCTGCGCGATGCCAAGGCGTGACCTGTAGGCATTCTGCTGGGACGCGGCTTCGCTCTGGGCGGCCATGGACACGCCAGCAGTGGCGGCACCGAGGCCCACGCTCATGGTGGCAATGGTTCCCGTCGATGCAGCAGCCGCCGCTGAGGTCGCGCCGAGGGCGTAACCGATGGGGGCTAGGAATGGGAGGCACATGTTGGTTTAGACCTTTGCGAACTCGACGAAGGGGCGTTTCTCTGTTCCGTAATCGGGGATGACCCTGATGAACTTGAATCCAAGCCACTCGATCCAGCGCAGGTGCAGGGTGTTCCTCTGGTCAACCACGTTGAACAGAAGCGGAGTCTGGGAGTGGATGTGGTCCAGCCATCGTCGGGATTCCCTCAGGAACTTCCACTTGTGCTGTACGAGGTGAGTGGAGGCCAAGAGCCAGATGCTGGCGCAGACATTCTTCTCGACGATCCTGTGACCGAACATCCCGACTGGTCGGCCTGTCTCTTCCTCGTAGATCGTGAAGCACTCGGTCGAGGTGGTGTATCCGAGCATCAAGGCACGAAACGGGGCTATCCCGGCAGCGGCCCTGACCTCGGCCTCATCCTCGGGCCTGAGCGTCTTCGACAGCGTTGCAACATCGGGGATGATGGATCTTCGGACGGTGATCACGCGGTGTATCTGGAGGCGCGATCAGTGTATTCGATCTCCACCTCGCCGCTCAGGATCTTGCAAGGCAGCGGTGAATCGTTCTGGATCTTGATGGTGACGTTGTCGTTCTTGGAGAAGATGGGGACCTTGGCCGACGCCGTGGTGATGTTGGGTGACCCGAGAACGGCCAGCCCGGTGATCTCCCCGGTGAACGGATACACATAGGTATCCCCGTTCTTGATCGTGGCCTCCACCCGGAAGTAGCCCGTGTCGCCGTACTGGAGGTGCAGATACCGGAGTTGCTGTCGGCCAGAGATGATCGACGCTTGGCTCTGCCCAGCACGGCCCCGCATGTAGATCGTGGACATCTCGTAGGTCATGGGATACAGGATGCCCAACTGCCGCTTGCCCGAGGACTGATCCCCGTTTACCTCGACGGTTCCCTCGACCTGAGTGGTGACGTTGAACGCGGTCGATGCGACGATGTTCAGGATCTCTCCGCTGGACCTCATCACGACCGTCTTCCCTGCCTGATACGTCATCGGCTTCGGCAGGGTGAACGTGGTTCGTCCGGTGGTTGGGTCGTAGGTCCCGGTCCCGGCTGACCTCATGTCGATGTGGAAGACCCATTCGCTTCCCGTGATGTCGTCCACGGCTTCCTTGGCACCCATGTTCACCGACTCGATGGTGATCCAGCGGGTTCCGGAAGTCCTGAAGCGGGACAGCGCAACGTACATCGTGGAATCGATGAAGAAGGCCCAGAGGACCGTGGCGTTCTGCGTGGCAGACCCGTGGTCCGGGAAGACGAACCTGAACCACGCCGATTGGACCCGGTCTTCCCTGATGTTGAAGTACCTGTAGCAGTACAGGTTTCCCCCAGACACCACGGCTGCGATGTTGTCGTGGGTGGTTGCCGCCAAGGACTTGACATCGGCTGGCATCAGGCTTTCCACGTTCCCGGTCAGGTCGTTGGCCACATAGGAACCGTCCAGCATCTGGTTCGGGACCAGTTCCCGGATTCCCGTGAATGTCCCGTTCGTGAATGGGAACAGGATGGAGTTGGCCGTGGGGATCGGCTTGCAGATGGACGACAGGTTGTCGAAGTCGGCCACGTTTGCAATCGAGATCGTCTTCGGCGTCAGCACCTCGGACCCACGCAAAACCATCTGGGAGGTCGGCGTGAACAGGATCAGGTCCCGGTTGAACGGGATGGCTGCCGTGATCGTCCCGATGCGTGGGGTGGAGGCCGCAACGTCGATGGGATCCGAATCCAGAAGATCCAGCACCGTGGTCCGGAAGAAGTTGAAGAACTCCGAGACCTCGCTGAGGATCAGGTTCTCCCCGGCCATGAACCCAAGTCGGTTCTGGTGGTAGACGATGTCGAGGATCTTGTTGCCGACGAAGGTGGGCAGGGGGTTGGTGTCGTTGTCTCCGACCAGCCTGTTGGTCCATTTGTACCCGTTGTAGTTTGCCCCCACGGGGACGTTGGACACCGGGGTGGTCCCATCGGCCTTCTTCAGCATGAACGTGCCGTCAGACTGCCGGATCAGGATGCGGGGCATCGTGGCTGGATCGATCACATAGGTGATCCCCGGGGCAGCCGTCTCTTCCCAAAGGCCCCGCGAGAAGACGCCGTCGTCTGCCACGAACTTGACCCAGTAATCGTCGAAGGGGGATTCCGGTGCGCCTTCGACCTTGACCATGTACCCGTGCGGGGCAGTAGGCGGCAGGTCCTCGAAGCGAGACACCTTGTCGCGGATGTAGGTGATGCCCTCGCCAGCAAAGTCGTCCTTCACCGAAACCGTGAAGTCTGCGGATCCCTGAAGGTAGATCACGCTGTCCTTCTGGGTCGAGGTTCCGTAGGTGGCATGTGCGTCGATGCCGTCAACAGGGCCGATGTAGCCGCCTGAAGTCCCGGAGAACAGCGACTTGGCGACATGGTCCGTGCCCATCTCTCCTGCCCCGGACGACTTGTAGTTGACCTCGAAGTTGTTGACGTTTCCGATGGATGCCGCGAGGGCGCTCAACTTGACATCGATGTTCTCGGTTTCCCAGTTGACGCCGTCCGTCAGGATCTGCACCTTGGTGACCTTGCCGCTGCTGACGGTGATCGTCGCTGTTGGATAGGTCGAAGCCTCGGTTCCGGATACATAAGTCAACTGGACGTTAGTGTAGGTCCCGTTGGTTCCGGATGAGCCTGCGTTGGTGATGTCGATGGTTCGGCTGATGTGGCTGAACGTGGAAGTCACGGAGGCGCTGGTCAACTCGACCGTGTGTTCACGGTAGTAGTTCGCCTGCCGGATCCACAGGAGCCCAGCCCGGTTGTAGTTGGTCGGGATCTGGGCCACCGTCGAGGCCGTCATGGCAACCGTGGTCCCGGGGTTGGCAATGAAGGTCACATCCCCGATGGTCATGGCCCTGCGGCTTCCGGCCACCCCAGAGATCGTCCCAAGGCCGCCCCCGGTGTCGGTGTAGACGGTTTTCTGTGTCCCGTCAATGCCGTACACCTCAACCGCCCCGTTCTCGAAGACGCTGAGAATGTATCGCTCGTTCTCGTCCCGCTCGATCATGTGGAAGAACATTCTTCCAGCCTCTGCCGATGGGACGTTGTGCAGCACACCCGAGCCGTTGGCCAGAGCCGCCACGAAGTTCGATCCGGGGCGCTTGATCAGGCCGCTGGACGGCGAAGGCACCGCATTGAGGATGTCCTCGGCCTCGTTCGGCTGCCGGATCGAAGCAGGCTGCTGGTTGATCCCGCCGATGAAATTCGGGATTGGGGTTGTGATCAGCATCAGGAGACTCGGTAGGAGCCTTCGCGGATGAAGGTGCGGGCAACGTCGGGGCTGTCGAAGATGGTGAAGTCCCCGGTCTCGTTCTCGTACTCGGTCATTCGGGCAAGGGCCTGAATCTCGTCCTGAAGGGTGAACCCATGGATCTTCTCCGAGCCGACCATTCGGTCTTGGAAGACCCGGGCAGCCCGGATGGTGCAGTACCGCTTGGCCACCTCGGGCATCTCGTCGAAGTCCATCAGGTAGACCTGAACGGTCTTGAGGACCTCCTGAAAGACGTAGGTGTTGCCGATGCGGTTGAACAGGCGGTTGCCACGGATGACAACGTCATAGTTCAGGTAGGCCGGATCCATGTCAACACGGACGATGCTGTCCCCGACGTAGACATACCCGGTGGAGGTCTCCGGGGTCATCTCGACGTTCTCGCTGATGTTGAACTGCCAGCCGTAGGACTGGACATCGCGGCAGACCTCGTCGAGGATGCTCTGGGCAATCAGGGCGTCTGCCCGCTGGCTCGTCAGGGAGTTGATCGGGGGCTCACCAACCGTGGACAGCATGGTGTTGATGGCCTGCAACTTCGTGGTCTTGGTCAGTGCCATGGATTTGTCCTAGTCAAACAAAAGGGGGGAGGCCCAAAGAACTTTTGGAACCTCCCCCCTTTCAACTCAAGGTAGGGAACTGCTCGATCAGGTCGAGATCAGTTCGTAGCATCACTCCTCGCGGAGGACGTTGTGGCCCATGGCGTACTTGGCCAGCATCAGGGTGCCGAGGCGCTCCATGATGTACTCCGACTCAAGCGACAGGTCCATCAACTTCACGGTGCCCACGGCCTCACGGTGGAAGACGACGCCTTCCGTGTCACCGTAGTTGAGGCCCGAGTAACCATCGTTGGCCACGCCCGTGACATCGTTCTTGATGCCGGAAGCGCCGTGCAGGGCGTCGGCAGACGATGACTCGTTCGCGGTCGGGAGGTGGTTGCTCTTGAAGATGCGGATGCCAGCCACCGAGATGACTTCGCCCGAGGCCACGCTGCCGTTGCCGGGGTCGTTGTAATCGCGGTTGATGGCGTCCTTG